CGACCGCCAGCACGGGTTGCTCTAGGAACGCCTCCTCGTGCCCCGCGAGCGCCCACATTTGCACGGCGGCGACCTCGTATTTTCGGCCTGTTTTGTCCTCGACTAGCCGAACCAGATCGGGTTGCGGGTCAACCACAACGCCACAGCGATCAGGCCGCAGCTCATCGTCCCATTCCTCGTTTGTCGCCCACTGGCACGACCACACTTTGCAGCTGCTCGGCCTATCAGCGTAGATGCCGCACCCCGGAACCCACGGGAACCCGCGCTCATGCGGGCAGCGCTCAAACGGCTCCAGACCGATTTCCAAAACCGGGATCGAGTGACAGCACGCGGTACAGCCGGCGCACGGCTTCACCGGGACCGGGGCGACTGCCTCGCTAAACCGCTTCAGCCAGCCGGGATAGTCGCGCGGGTGCCGAGTGCTGCTCATTCCAGTCCAGTGCGCCCCTACCAAAGGAGGCGGCGCGGCGACCCGATGCGGATGATCGGGCGTGTCGGGGGCCAGCTTAAGCCGCGCCACCCCAGTCGTCAGCGTAACGCGCTCGTTGCCAGAGACGCAACGGCAAAGAAAAACCCGGCGCGAGGCCGGGTCTTCCCGTACGGGGTTGCACGAGTCGAGCTATCGCTCCTGTAACAGCGCCTCGATCCGCCCAAGCTGCGCGGTGACCTCGGCCCGCATTTGGTCAAATTGCCCCGTTAGCTGATCGAGCCGAGTGCTCATCTCGCCTAGCCGGTGATCCATCTTCGCCTCGAATACCCCAAGCGTTGCCCCTACCTCGCTGACCAAATGATCAAAGTTTGAGCGGGCGGTTTTGCGATCGATCTCTGCGGCGAATTTAAGCTCCCGCAAATCGGTTTGTATTGTCTGCAGTAGCTCGCCAAACAGCCGCAATTCAGGCTCAGCCATTTGTTGCCTCCTCACTCTGCGGCGACGCGCGAACAGCCTCGATCTCACGCGCGAGTCCCTCGTACGCGTCCCGGCGCTCGACCACGACGGCATAGAGGCTCTCGACCACACCCGCCGGGATCACCATCGCCCCCGACAGCCAGCGCCGGATCGTGCGCTCCGCGATGTCGGCCTCGCGCGACAGCTGCGCCTGCCAGCCATCGCCGTATAGCGCCTCGCCGACCTGACGTAGCAGTTCCGGCGTCACGGCCAGTCGCTCACGGTCAGCACCGCGCAGTGGTAGCTGTCGCCGTTCGCCGTGACCCGAGTCTTATCGACAGAATCGCGGGCAGGCGCGAGTCTGCGCCGGTTGATCGTCAGTCGCTTGCAGCGCGGCAGGGTATCCAGCACCACAACGTCGCTGCCCGCGAAACGCGCGAGACACGCGCGCAGTTCGTCTACCGTCATCGTCATCCCCTTTCCGAAAAGAGTCGCCCGCCAGCCCGACGCACCACGCGCCGCACCTCAAGCGTCCACAGCGCGCGATCAAACTGCGCGCGAGTAGTCACACCCAGCGGACCAAGCGCCGCCCACAGCGACGCCTCAGACGCGGGATTCGGCGCATCCCGCAGCGTGCGCTCGATCGCCTCCGCGACGTTGCGCACCGCCTGCGCCTCGGCCTGCTCAGCGCGAGTCATTTGACCGCCCACGCGGTCAGCGCCGGATCCCGCACACCGTCATGCAGGACAGCGGCACATTCCAGCAGCCGGACCAACTCCGCCGCCCACGCGTGCGCCTCGCGGTTTTTGCCACACTGTTTGTAAGCAAGCGCCTTCGCAAGCGCCCGGTTCACCGCTACGCGATCAATCATCGTCCTACCCTCCCCTTAAACCGGCTCAAACGGGATGCGGTCGACCCGCACCAAGTTGCACGCGAGCACGCGCGAGTCAGACCCGCCGTCCCACGCGACCGCGACCAGCGGCGGCGATCCCTTGCCAAAAGGTTCAACCGCGCGAACCGTGCCGCGCATAAACGGTACCTCGCCGGTGAAATGCCCGGTCGACCGCAACCACGCGCGGCTAAACGCGACCCGGTCGCCTACGTTGATGGTGATATTTTTGGTCATTGCTGCCGGGCCTCCTCTGCCCCTGTCATCTCACGGGAAACACTCCCGCGAGTCGCTTCCGATATATAGCCCGCCGTTGCCCGTAAGGCAATCGCGCGAGTCATGTTTACCCTAGCAATTGCGCCTTGGCGCGCGCGACAATCTCCGCAAACGCTGTGGGCGCGTAAACCTTTAGGATGAAGAGCCGCGCGACTCGCCGCTCCGTCTTTAACCGTTCCAGCGCCCGCCCGCGCGCGTCATCGATGTTCAGCGCGGAAACCGTGCCGCTCCAATTGCGGATATTGCCTTTAGGCGTGCCGTATTCCGCCGCTGCGAAAAATTCCTCCATCGCCCTACCTCCTAACCGCGCCGCGATGCGAGGCAACAATGATTGCCGCCTCTAACCGCTGCCAGTCTTCCGCCGTGTTCTGCCAATGGTGCAGCGACAGCGCTAAGACCATGTTCCGCAGGAACGGATCACCGGGATTGCAGCGCTTGCGCGCCGCCGCGACTTGGTCCCGTTCCATCGCTAGCGTCGGAACGTTCGCCTTGCGCATCAACTCGCGAACCTCGCCTAATTTCAGTGCGCGCATTGTCCTAGCTCCTATTTTCTGCATTGCGGCGCGACCGCTCTAAAACAAATGCCGTGCACGCGTCATATGCAGCGGTTTTCGTCTTAAACAGCGTCGGAAAGCCAAAGCACGCGGCGGCGCGCCATTGCCGCCCTTGCTTGAAAACGCACCAATCGATCCCGCGCGACCAATTGTTAAACGCGTCACGCTCGCGCGGATCGGCGTAATTGCAAGCCATCGTTCGTTACTCCTATTTGCTGGGCCATCGTCAGGCGGCGCACGACGCCGCGACGCGCGAGTCGACCCCGCGCGTTTCGGCCTAGTCGATGACAAAACCGGAAACGTCCGCCTTCGCGTCGCCCTTGGCGTAAAGCCCGACAACAACGCCGCGCGGGTCTAGATACCGCAAATCGGTTTCGTCGCCGTCAATCACCGGGAAACCGAGATAACCCGACTCCTGATACCCCGCGCGCGTCGCTACGTCCCGGAATACCGCCGCAACATTACCGCCCGCCGCTAGCACGCTTTCCGCCGCCGCGCGGTTATCCTCAGCCAGCGAAAACGTCAGATGGTAATTCGCGGGCAAAACCTCGCTAAACCGCTTCGCGACTTTCGTATAGTCGTAAAATTGCACTTGCGGGAAAGCGTCGATAATCGATCCCGCTCCCCACGCGATACGATGCCAAGGAATATCGCTCGTCGCATTTAAGCGGATCGATACGTCATACCCGCGCTTGTCCGCATAGCGGATTGCAGCGTTGATGTCTTTTACGAGTGCCGCCAGAAACGCCGCGCGGTCTTTAAAAAACCAACGCGTTTTCCGAACGCGCGCCGCTTGCGTCGTATCAAACCGCCCGCGTCCGGCCGTATTGAGGCACGCCGCTTTGCAACCGCCCGCCATCGGGCAAACGTTAAAACCGGAAAGATCAGCCGGGGCTAAGTGCAGCGGAAACGTCATCACGCCGCGCTTTAAACCCTTTTTCGTCTTCGCGTTCGCATCGGGCAACGCAAGCAATTTGAATTGTGCCATTGCGGGAAAATTCCCTTCGCTAGCAGAGCCGAGACGATTCCCATGCTTCTCACCGCAAAAGCCGCTGCGGCACTACCCGTTAGCGGCTTTCGCTCCTATATCGACGCGCGCTTACCAAATGCCTAAACGCTCCAATGTATCGCGATCCCGTTGCGCCATAATCTGATAAGCACGCGGCAACGATTCAAAATGCGCCGTTACCTCGGACATGATCGCGCGCTGTTCAGCGCTCAATGCCGCCGCTGCTAGCGTGTCACTCCGAGGACAACGCGCTAGCAATTGCCCACGATGCGCGCCGCGCGTTGCGTAAGCTTGCTCTAATGCCGTTTTCGCTTGGTTTGATAGCATCGCGGGAAATCTCCCTTCCGTTTACCGCCCGGGCCCATCGCCCGCGCGCAATTCCCTTATACCGCCGCTGTTGCTCGCAAGGCAACAAATAAAACCCGCCCTACCGATTATTTTTGCCTCCGGGGCTCGCGCTTCACTCGCGCGCCAGGCTCACGCAACGCTGGCGACTTCCCTTGCACGCGCGGCACAAATCGCCCCGTTTCGGAGCTGTGCGGCTGCCGCGTGTTCGCCGCTGCAGACGCCATTACCGACAAGCGCCGCACGATCAGCGGCACGCTATCTAGCGCCATCAGCTCAGCTGAAAACGCTGCCTCTATTACCGCCGCTAGCTTGCGTAACTCCTCGCGTCGACGACGCATGCGACGCGGATAAACCTCCGACACGCGTTCCATTACCGCACGCGAGACCCGCAATCCCGTGCAAAGCATGTGGCTCAATTGACGCTGGTCAACCTGCAGCAATCGAGCCCCGCGACGCTGATAATCCGCGCCATACATCACACGTAAAAAATACCTCAGCCAATCGCCACGATGCGCGGCGCTACTCGGCTCTGAGAGAACGTCGCCTAATAATCGGAGTGACGCGGCTTCGATCGTCGTCGTATCAGCTGTAAGCGGGCGATATTTACGAGACATCCCGCCAGGCTTTCGCCGTGGCGTCGCTGGCGGCAATTCAGGCTGATACGCAAGCGATGGCATGCGTTGCGGATACCCTATGCGATACCGACGGCGCTAGATCGATCGTAACGCATTGCAATTAAAGGCTAGCGCTCTGCCTCGCGTAGGCAGTGCCGCAGCTGTTTCAGATGAATCCTGCGCTCGCGTGCGTGCTCGAGCGCGTGACGCGCGCGCACCCGCATGGGTCACGCGTGGGGTGTACGCGATCACGTCACACCCTCGTCCCCCCAAAAATCGTAGCTTTCGTTGCCTTATGAGCAACCTCGTCCGCGTGATTTTTTTTTCTCGCGCGCGGGGTCTGGGTGTGGAGTTTCAGTGTGGGGTTGGGACGGGTCGGAGACTGCGGGCTGCGTCTGTGGGGTCTGAGTGTGTATTTGGCGACGGAGCGGTAGCCGCGCTTGTTCGGACGGTTTGGTTTTCCACCTGACGCGGGGAGCTGGCTTAGGTATGCGCCCTGGGCGTCAGCCCGAGGAGCGGAGGGGCCGGTGGGAACCGGCTACCGTAGCGGAACCGGCGAAGCCGTCCCCTCACGGGCGCTGTTGAGGCCGGCTTCTGGCGGTGGGGAGCTTGGTGAGGGGGTGGAGCATTCCCTCGCGGGCTGAGGTGGCACGGCGCGGGGAGGGAGAGGCTGAGGGGGAGGAACCGGGTCCGGGCACGGGGCGGTAGGGGTGGCTAGGCCGGTGCCTAAGGGACACCCCCCCCTATGTCCCCCCCCTCCAAGTAAAAACTGTGGAAAGGGCGGGTGATTTTTCGGCGTAAGGAGCCCCGAGGCTGGAAACCGAGTTTCGCTGGACTGCGGCACCACACCGCGCGTAACAGGACTGGTTATTCCAGAACCGGCATTTTCTGGTGGCGCACTCCCGAGGGAGCGAGGGCTGGAGGGGCCTCCTGTATTGGCCCCGTGGTTCGTCGCCCTACGGAGCCTGGACTAGCGTCGTTTTTGTTTTAAGCGGTAGCCGCCGGGAGTGGAGTAGTGGCGGCCAAAATTGATTGCACCGACGCGCGCGGGGTGCGCGGGCCGTTTAGGGAGCGACTTCCACTGATAGCGCAGCCCGGCGTTTCGGAGATCGGTGAGTACGCGCCGAGCGAGGTCGTGCGCGCCGGTCGCGTCGGGGTCGAAGAATTTATTCCAGTGCGTACGATTTTTTTGGGCAGGTTTAAAGCCGTACCGCGCGACCAGTCCGCCGAGGCGATCGGGGACGTTAAAGGCGGTCAGCATCCAGATTTGTTCTGGCGTATCGGTCATTGCCCCTTTTACCGATTGCCGGGATTTTGACCCGCCGGTCTGGCGGATCCGGGTTCCCGGCGACCCCTCGGTATTAAATGACGGAAGAAATTACCGGCGGCCCCGGCGGCGGCTGCCAAAACGCCCTCTGCGCATTCCTCGAGCCATAATTAAATCCTCCCGTTTAGAGGCGAACCCCGGTAGCTTTACCGTTGCTCTGCGGGGAACGATGCCGTTTACCCCTTAACGGTGTCAAGTACCCATCGCCAGGGCGGTGCCGCGCCTCGTAAGGCTAAGCCCCGTCGCGCGGGGCGCGGCACTTTACCGGGGTAAACCGGGGCGGGGTTTTACCGTGGCGACGGTGGGGCAGCGTCCTGGCGGCTGTGTGGGAGTGCCCGCCTAATTAAGCGCACAGAGCCAGCGCGGTAGCGGGCCGGCGGCTGGTTACGGGAGGGTACACCGATGAGCGGTCAGCCACCTTTGACGATCCCGTGGGCGGGGGGTCCGCCACGAGCAGCGGGCCCAACGGGAGCGGCGGGGCCGCCGGGTGACCCGGGTTCCGTCGGTGCGGCGGGGCCGCAGGGTCCGACGGGAGCAACAGGCGCTACCGGGGCAACTGGGGCGACGGGAGCGGCGTCGACCGTGCCGGGGCCGCCGGGTGCGACCGGCGCGACGGGAGCAACAGGATCCCCGGGTACCCCCGGCGCTACGGGTGCCACCGGAGCGACCGGCCCAGCTGGCCCGACCGGAGCGACGGGAGCAACCGGTGCCGCCGGGGGCGTGGGGCCCGCCGGGCCGACTGGCGCTACCGGAGCCACAGGCGCGACCGGACCACAGGGACCAAACTGGCAAGTCGGTCCCGGTCTCAGCCTCAATACCGGAACCACACCCAACACGATCGACGTGGCGTCGCCCTATCTGCCCATTTCCGGTGGCGCGCTGACGGGGACGCTCGCCGTCGGCGGGGGCCAAGTCTATCTCGACGGCAACGCCAACGCGGCCTCGCCGAGGCTTGTTGGCGGCACCGGCGGTGGGATGTCGTTGCAGGTCGGCAGTTCAAACAACCCCTTTACTTTTTACAATAATGCCCTGACAGCCGTCGTGCAGTTCAACTGCACCTCGCCGTTTGCGACAATCAACACCAGCGGCGCGTGGGCGACCTTTTCCGATCCCCGGGTCAAGACCGCTGTGGCACCCTACACCCAAGGGCTGTCGGCGCTCCTGCAGCTGGAGCCGATCCGCTATCGCTACAATGGCGTGGGGCCGAGCCCCGCCGATCCCGACGAGGTGAGCCGTTATGGTCTCGATGCCAAGGCGACGCAGGCGGTCATGCCCGAACTGGTCGACGAGCATGACGGCTATCTGACCCTCAACACCAACCCGCTGATCTACGCTCTGGTCAATGCCTGCAAGGAGTTGAGCGCGCGGGTGCAGGCGCTGGAGGCTGCCCTCTCCCGGTGAGCCACTCTTTATATATAGATGCGCCGGACGACGGCGGTCGCGGACAACACCCGCAAAAAAAACCGGCGGGTAATGTCGGACCCCGCCGGCTGGAGAGTGCTTACCTGCAAAACGGTTCACCCCCAAACGAGGCACGGGCAGGGATAATACCCGTGCAGCGATTGTTGAACCGGGGCCTAGCCTAGCGTAGTGTTGCGCCGGTGGCAACACCGGTTGGCGGGTGGGTCGATGGCTAAATCCACAGATAAAGACTGTGCCCCGGCGGCGCGCCGCGCGGTGCACAAGCACGAGCGCAACATGCACAAGGGTAAGACCCTGACCAAGCTCGGGAAGAGCGGGCGCAGCCGCAGCAAATAGCGTTGCTCGGAGGGGAACATGGCGGTAGGTGAGCGCTGCCCGGCCTGCGGGCATATGCCGGGCGAGGTTGATTTGAACGCGAACCAGAGGGCGATGCTTGTCCAGTGGGCGCTCGACGCTACCAAAGCCTCGGTGACACCCGGTGAATCGCCGGAACAGGTAGCTGTGCGGCTGGCGACGATCCATGGCGCACTGATGGGGTTGACCTTTGCTAAGCAGACTGACGAACCGCCTGCGTGAGGCCCGGCACGGCTGGGCGCACCGGCTCGACTGGCAGCGCGGCTATGTCGTCAGCGGCTGGTCCGGCGGCGCGCTGTGGATCGGCTTTCAGTGCGACCAGTGCGGCGAGGTCACCGGCGCGCACATCTCTGAAAGAGTCCAACGCGCTGGGCCAGTCGACGGCCCGCCTCCGACGGTGTGGTCGCGATGAGTCGGAACGACTCTTTATATATGCGCCTCGGCGTGCTGCCCGACGCGACGCTGCAGCAGATCCACCGCGCCTACCGGCTCGCGGCCAAGCGCGCGCACCCCGACGTCGGCGGCAGCCGCGAGGACTGGGCGCGGATCCTCGAGGCGTACGAGACGCTGAAGGATGACCGCCGCCGGCGGATCTACGACGAGACCGGCGAGGTCGAACCCGGCGCGGTCGACAATCACTACGCCCAGCTGCTGATGCGGCTCACCGTGGCGATGGACGAGATCGCGGCGAACTCGCTGCGGCAAGGCCCGCCGTTTACCCATGTCGACTGGGTCGGCTCGCTGCGCGCGAGCTTCCGCACGAAGATGCAGCAGGGGCGTCAGAGCATCACCGAGCAGGGCAAGTTGGCGCGGGAATGGGACGCCGTCGCCAAGCGCCTCACCACGCCGCCCGGCACGCTCAATGTGCTGCGCGGGCTCGCCGAGGGTAAGGCCAGGGATTGCACCCGCCGGGCTAGCGAGGCCGAGGCCGAGATCCGGCAGTACGAGGAGGTGATCGAGCTCATCGCCGCCGCGACCTGCGCGCCAGGTGAGATGCCGTCGGTTTCCGCTCTGCTGCAGCAGGGGGTACGGCTCGGCAGGTTTGCGAACGCCGGGGAGAGGATGTGGTGACCCCGCGTCGCGGCGGCATCGTCGTCAAGCCCGACTGGGACGGGCTGCAGTCGGGGTTTTACGACTTCCTCGAGCACGTCACGATCGTCTCCAAGGACGAAGGGCGCGTGCAGCTCGAGATGTACGACGCGCAGCGCTATTTCTTCGACGAGATCTTTGACGGGCTGCGCCGCGACATCCACTGGTTTGTCTGCGGCAAGGGGCGGCAGCTCGGTATCACGACGGCGTGTTTGCTCTTCGACGTCTTCTACGCCGGCGCAGTCCCCGACATCCAGGCCGGGTTTGTCGTCGACACCGATTCGAACAAGCAAAAGTTCCGCAAGATCCTCAAGGAGATGATCACCTCTCTCCCGCCGAGCCACCGTCTCCCGATCGCCAAGGGGGGCGATAACCGCGAAGGGCTGACGCTCGCCAACGGCAACATGCTCGACTACCTGACCGCCGGGACGAAGCGCGGCCAGGGCACGCTCGGTCGCTCGCGCGCGCTCAACTTTGTGCACGCCACCGAGTGCCGCTCCTACGGTGACGACGAGGCGCTCGAGTCTTTTAAGGATTCGCTGTCGGAGATCTTCCCGTGGCGGCTCTACCTCTGGGAATCGACCGGCTACGGCTACAACCTCTTCTACGATCTGTGGGAAGACGCGGTCGCCGATGAGCTGTCGAAGCAGGCAATCTTTGTCACTTGGTGGCGCAAGCGCACCTATTCCTATCGGCGCGGCACCGCGCTCTTCCAGCGCTACGGCTGGAAAGAACGGTCAAAGGACGAGCGCGAGGCCGAGGAGATCGTCCTCGCCTCCTATGGGCATAAGATCACCGACGAGCAGTGGGCGTGGTACCGCCACCGCGCCGATCCGATCGCGCGGGCCGAGGAGCGCAACGACGACGACATGCACGACGATCGCCAGGAGATCGTCACACAAGAACATCCCCACTTCCCCGAGCAGATGTATCGGGGGACCGGGTCGCCGTTTATCCCGAACGAGTACCTCGCCCCGGCGCTACACCGCGCCCAGAAGGTGATCTTTCGAGGCTACCACTATCACCTCGGCGACGACGTCTCGGCGATGACCGTGGTGCCGACAAAGGTCGTCAAGTTCGCGCAACTCAAGGTCTACGAGCCGCCCTCGCCGATCGGAGTCTATATAATAGGGTGCGATACGGCGTACGGGATCTCCGACCGGGGCGACGCCAACTGCATCGAGGTGGTGCGGTGCTTCGCCGACAAGATGGTGCAAGTCGCCGAGTTCAACGACCGCACCATCCAACCCTTCCAAGTCGCCTGGGTACTGCTGCATCTGTGCGGCTGGTACGGCAACTGCCGCTACGTGCTCGAGCTCAACGGCTCAGGCGAGGCGGTGTGGACCGAGCTGAAGACCTTGAAGCGGATGGTCGAGGACGGGCGGTTGGTCCCGCCGCGCTTTGCGCCAGAAGATCTGCTCGAGCCGATGCCTGGCCCGCCCGAGGACACCCCGACCAACGACGTCCGCCACACCTACCAGCACGTCATGCAGTATCTCTACAGGCGATCCGACTCGCTCGGCGGCGGTGGCTACAACTATCAAATGCGTACCTCGATCGAATCCAAGTTCACCTTTATGACCCAGTTTGCCGATCGCTTCATGCTCGACGAGTTCACCATCAACTCGGTGCCGGCGCTCGAGGAACTGAAGCGGATGCGCAAAGACGGGCGCGCGATCGAGGCCGAAGGCAAGGCCAAGGACGATCGCCCGATCGCGCTCGGCCTGGTGACGCGCGCTTATATAGATGACGAGCGCAAGAAGCTGGTTGCCAACAACCAGACCTACGCCGTCGAGATGCAGCGCGAGGCGGACGGGGCCGGCAACGACTCGCTGCAGGCGCGGTACATGGCGATGATCATGCAGCAGACCTTTGCGGATAAAGGGCAGACCCGCCGACGGCAACAGCGCGCAGGCGCGCGACAGCGTTGGAACTGGTAAGCGAGGGGCTATGACCAAGACGCTCTGCATCTTTCATTCAAACTGCCAAGATGGTTTTGGTGCGGCCTGGGCGGTGCGCCACGCGCTCGGCGCGGAGAACGTCGAGTTCTACCCCGGCGTCTATCAGGACGCGCCGCCCGACGTGACCGGACGCGACGTCGTCATGGTCGACTTCAGCTACAAGCGACCGGTGATCGAGGAGATGGCGATGACCGCCCGGTCGATCCAGATCTTTGACCACCACGCCAGCGCCGCCGATGACCTGGCCGGCTACCCGTCGCCCGGTTTCAACTACCCGCCGTTCGGGCATATCGCCAGGGTTACAGCGGTCTTTGACATGGAGCGCTCGGGGGCCGGCCTCGCCTGGGATTGCTTCCACCCCGGCCAGCCGCGTCCGCGCCTCATCAACGTTATCGAAGACCGCGATCTCTGGCGGTTCGCGCTTGAGGGCACCCGCGAGATCTCAATGGCGGTGTTCTCCTATGGCTACGACTTCGACCTGTGGGACGCGCTGATGGACTCGCGTTCGCTTGACGAGCTGCTGCTCGAGGGCGAGGCGATCGAGCGCAAGCACCAGCAGGACATCGCCAACCTGCTGCCGATGATGCAGCGTCGGATGACGATCGGCGGGTTCAACATGCCCGTCGCCAACCTGCCGCTGACGCTAACCAGCGACGCCGGCCACAAGATGGCGTCGGCGGAAACCGGCGGTGTGGCCGCGTGCTACTGGGACACACCCCAAGGTCGGGTGTTCTCGCTGCGGTCGGTCGACGATGGACCGAACTGCAAGGACATCGCGGTCAAATACGGTGGCGGCGGTCACCCCCACGCCGCCGGCTTCCGCATGCCGCTGGGCTGGGAAGGTGAGTGATGGATGCGGCTGGGCACATCACCGTGATGGAGCGTGAGGATCGACTGACCTTGCGCCAGCGCGCGCGGCTCGTCCGCATCGCTGCAGACACCTCAAATTACGGGGTGCGGCAACACGCTCTTCGGCTCTTGGACGAGGCCGCTCAACCGGTCCCCACTATCAAGGCGGTCGACTGATGCCGGCGTATTTCTTCCGCACCTTCGGATGCTCGGGCGACGACGAGACCGGCCCGCACGACTTTCAGCTGATGGTCGAGCGGGACGAGGTGCCGCGCTTCTGCCCGAAATGCGGCGCGGAGTTTGACGGCGAGCCTGAGATCGTCCCCGGCGGCGGGCACATCGGCGGCTCGGCGATTGCTCGCAGCGTCGACGGGATGTACCGCGATATCGAGCGCTCGTCCGCCGAACGCGCGGAGCTCGCTGGCGCGCCGTCGCTCAAGGTGACCAACATGAATGATCACCTGCGCGAGGGCGATGTCGCAGTGCCGATGCCGAACAATACCGTCACCCAATTTATGGCGCACGCAGCGGGAGCCGGGGCGCAGTACGGCTTTGGCGGCGGCGCGATGACAGGTGTCGGCTGGGGCAATCCGTCACCAGTGCCGGCGGCTGGGATCAGCGGGCCTGGTCACGAGGCGTTATGGGCCGTCCAAGGTGACAGTGGTAGTCACAATGCACAGACCCGCGAGCTGATGACAAAGGCCGGGCAGATCAAGGATACCGCGTGATGTGGACAGTGACATTGCTCTTCGGCGGCGGTGGCAGCATCAGCCTGATTTACGAGCACGAGCAGCTCGCGAAGGATACATTTAAGGCGCTGTCCGAAAAGCGTAATCCGAGCGAGGACACCTATGACCCGCAGGTGTACGTGCAGGACGATTACGGCACTGCCGCGACGATCGATATCGCCGAGGTGATCTGCCACACGCTGCAGGACGTGAAGAAGGCGCAAATCGGTAACGGCGAACTGCAGCTGCTCAATATGAAAGCCAACATGCAGATGCAGCAGAAGGCGCAGCGCGACCCGGCTCTCAGGATGATGATGCCACCACCGCAAGGAAGGTTAGTGTCATGAGCGAGCAGGCGTTCACCGACCAGATCCCGAAGACGCTCGCGTTTGAGGGCGGCTACTGCGACGACCCCGACGACCCCGGCGGCGAGACGAATTTCGGCATCTCCAAAGCCGCGTATCCGGACGTCGACATCGCCAACCTCACCCAGGACGACGCCATCGCCATCTACCACCGCGACTACTGGCAGCATCCCCGGATCGACCAGCTGCCGGACAGCGTCGCCGGCAAGGTCTTTGACATGGCGGTGAACATGGGACCGGTCACCGCGATCCGGCTGTGGCAGGGGATGCTGAACGACATGGGCGCGAACCCGCCGCTGATCGAGGACGGGCGCATCGGGCCGGCGACGATCGCCGCGTCGATCAACGCGGACCAGACCGGGTGCCTCGGCAAGTACAAGGCCGCGCTCGTCGCGCATTACATAGCGATCATCCGGCGCAACGCGGCGATGGCGAAGTTCCAGCGCGGGTGGCTGCGCCGCGCCAACGCTTAAAAGGTGACCCGATGATCCTCCCCTCCGAATCCAGCAAGCTCGGCAAGTGGGTCTACGAGCGCGTCGTCCAGCAGTGCCGGGTATCGCAGCAAAAGCGCATGCAGCTCGCCCGGTCGATTAACACCTGGCGCTATACCGGCTCGGATAGCGGCTCGTCGGCGATCTTCAACCGCCTCGACGTCCACTGCGACAAGCTCGCCTCGGCGCTCTATAGCCCGGCGGATCTGCGCTTCGCGGTCGACTTCGAAAACGACTATGGCGACGTGGTGCTGCAACGCGGCCAGGTCGCCGCGCGGTACCTCACCCGCGAGTTTGCCCAGCGCAACCTCGACCTCGCCATCCAAGAGGCGGTCGAGGAGGCAGTGCCTCACGGCTGCGTGATCTTGAAGCACAACTGGGGGCATCGCGGGCCCGATATCGAGACGCTCTCGCCCTGGCAGTTCGGCGTCTACCTCGAAAGCGAGACCGACCTCGATAAGCAAGAGGCGATGTGCGAGACGACGTACCTGCTGCCCGAGCAGATCTGGCGACGGATCAGCCACCGCAACGACGCGCGCGAGCTCATGCGCAAGATCATGCAGCGCGCCCGCAAGATGTCCGCTGACGACGTGCCGCCGGGGTTTCTCCACCAAGTCCTGATGGCGGGTACGCCGCCGCTCATCCAAGACCAGGGCGCGTCGGCCTCACCCGGCGGCATGATTTCGCTGACCGGCACCCCGGCGGTGGCGATGCTGGCGGCGGAGATCGCCGAGGGACTCGTCGAGGCGCACCAACTGTGGATCGTCAACGACGAGACCGGCGACTACACGACGGTGCAGCTGATCGACCCCGACATCATCATCGCGCCGCGCGGGATCCGCTCTAACCTCTTTATCCCCTACGACCACCCCTACGACGTCATCCGGGTCAACTCGCAGCGGCAGTATTTCTGGGGGCGCTCGGAGATCGCCGGGCTCATCAAGCTGCAGGCGATGATCCGCGACCGCGCCGAGGACATCAAAAAGATCATGGGTGTGCAGTACGACCGGATGCGCGCCTTTATCGGCTTCAGCGGCATGAACGACGAGCGCTTTGACCAGCTGGCGCAGGAGGGCTGGCTCGCCGAGGAGAACCCCACCGCCAAGGTCGACGACTTGACCCCGCCGCTCCCTGCGAACGCCTTCGAAGAGATGAAGATGTGGGGGCAGTTTTTTGACGAGGTCGCCGGGTTCGACAACGTGCTCTCGGGCAAGGGCGAGCCGGGCATCCGCTCGGGCAATCACTTCCAGGGCGCGGTGCGTCAGGCCTCGCCCCGGTTGCGCGACCGGGCGATCCGCGTCGAGCGCCAGGCCGCCGCGTGCGGCGAGAAATCGATGTGGCAGATGGCGGCAAAGGACGGGCGGGTGCACTGGACAAAAAGCGACGACCCGGAGCTCAAAACCGACTTCAATCTGTCGCAGCTGCCCGACGACACCCGCGTGCTCGTCGACTCGCACTCCTCGAGCCCGGTCTTTGAACAGGATCACGCCAACACGGCGGCGTTTCTCTTCAAGTCAGGCGCGCTCGACGCCGACGGGCTGCTCGATCTGCTGCCGGTCCCCAACCGCGACTATTACAAAGAGAAGCTGAAGCAGCGCGAGCTCTCCAAGCGCCAGCTGCTGCAGAGCCTGCCGCCGGAATTGCTGGCGAAGGAGATCGCGCCGCACGCCGGGGGCGGGAGATCGCACCACCGGTAAAGGGAGGGGCCGATGATTATCGAAATCCTGCTGGTCGTGGATCTGTTCCTCTGGTTCTTGTCGCTGCTGCCGATCCCGCAGGTGCCGAGCTTTACCTGGGCGTCAAGCTGGCTCGCGTGGATCGCGGCGCTGCTGATTACCGTGCATTTGTTTATGCCGGGGCTGCGCTAGTGAGGCGTTGACGGCTGTTCGTGCAGCGCGATCTCCATGCAGCGGTCGACCAGCTTATTGACGAGGGACGTGCGCTGATCGGCTTGGTGGTTGAGGAACCAGAGCACCATCCCGAGGAAACAGGCGTTCATCACTACGAGCATGAGAAACGCGGGCGGCAATGCGCCGATCAGCTTATTGCCGAGATCAGTGAGCGCCCCTATAGCGCCTTCGTGCTGAGGCTCGGCAGGTTGGCTCATAGGTCATCCTACGTAGGTGTGCGGGTAAATCCCCTCCACCGAAGACGCTAGCGCCTGGCCGATCGACGGCGAGCTCGCAATCTCGTTGACCGTAAGCGCCGGCACACCCTGGTAAACCGCAACTCGACCGCCGGGGTATTTCTTGCTCGGCGTATAGCGCACGTAGAGCGTCTGCTCCTTCTCGTCGTACCCCATCTGAAAGACCTTAGTCGACTGCACCGTCTTCATCTGGGGCATGGGCATGGCTGTTGTCCTCTAAGCAACCTGGCGGGAGCGATGAGAGTCGAGCCAGTCGATCACCTCGGATCGGCGGAAACGGTGCTGCTTGTTGATGAAATAGGACGGCGGGATATCCATGCCCAGCTGTCGCCAATTGTATAAGCGTCTGGACGATATGCCCAATATGCCGGCGACTTGTTTGTGGGTGAGCCAGTCCTCAAACACGGGTGCCATGACCCACCCCCGCGCAATTCCGATAATGGAGGGTATAATTACGTAAGGTCATGTAATTGTCCAACCATCGCGCGTTGCTCTAAGCGCGACTCCGTCGACAACGCTCCGACGGAGGAACCCATGGCTCGACGGCATCGCGTACGTGGTCATAAGCGCCGGTCCAGCCGGTAACGTGATCAGTGCCCCCGCTTCCAGCACCAATGCTGGCCGCCATGGGCGGCGGTCATCCGCCGCCGGGGGCTGCCACGCTGCCCGGTCAACCACCGTTCGGCAGCATGCCTCTGACTCCGCCGGTTCCGCCGCGCGGGCTCGAGGCCGAGGGAGCGTCACTCGTCGCCAATGCCAAGGAACTCCTCGAAAAAGCCATAGCGACACCCGGCATGGGGGCCGAGACCAAGCTCGGCCAGGCCGTGCTGAAATGTCTCGAGCTGATCGGCAAGGAACTCGCCGACGGCACCGTGACGCCGGGTCAGCAGAACGCCGGCATGCAGCAGTTTCTGCTCGCGCGCCGACAGACCAATCCGATGGAAGCCATCGCTCGGGCGATCGGCGGGCCCGCTGGCGGAGCACCTCCGCCCGGTGCGCCTCCCGGCATGCCGCCCGGCGGTGGCGGTCCCCCCGCACCAACGCCAGGAGGCGGCCCGATGCCGCCGATGTGAGGTTGAATCATGGCTAAGGACATGTTCGGCAATTTGCCAACCGCGATCCCCAAGGATTCGACCGAGATCCAGCGGGTGCCGCTCAACAAGGCCGACCAGGGCGCGCGGCTCTCCCACGTCCCATCGCTCGATCGCAATCCCCGGAACGCGATCAAGCACGTCACGCAGGGGCGATAAATGCCGCTCATCGAGGTCGACGACGTCGTCGCCACCGCGCTACGCGACAACAGCGTCAAGTTTACCGACCGGACGAGCGAGCTCGTACCGACGACGCAGGCCGCCATCGCGTGGCAGAAGATCGTCAACGGCTCGGAGACGCGCAGCGACGCGCTGAAGCTGTTCAAGAAAGCCTTCCCCGAGATCCCGGTGCCCGAGATCGATGCGCGCGCGCCGGTCGATGACGCCATCGCCGCGCTCCGCGCCGAGTTCGACGACTACAAGGCGGGCGTCCAGAAGGAACGCGACGACGCAAAGACGCGGGCCCGCGAGGCCGACGCGCTCGACACCGTTTCCAAAGGCCGCAGCTGGCTGCGTCGCGAGCAGAAGCTCGACGACGAGCGTGTCGGCGAGGTCGAGAAGATGATGCAAGACCTCGGGATCCCAAATTACGAGGTCGCCTTCTCGCACTGGCGCTCAAAGCAACCGGCCCAGCCGGACATGCTGCCGAACTCGACCATCGGGCGCTCGCTCGACTGGTTCAAGGCCCAGGAAGACCAACCCGACCACGCGGCGATGCTCAAAGACCCGATCGCCTGGCGGAACAAGGAAATCGTCAAAACCCTGCAAGCGATGCGCTCCGGCGAGATCGCTGCATGATTCTACGCGCCGCGCCCACCGCCACCGCGCTAAATTCGTTGCTACACAAGCAACGGAGCGGGGCGATGGCGCGCGAACGCAAGTATGTGACCTGCACCTGCTCACAGTGTGGGGATCAGTTCGAAGTCTATGAAGGGGCGTACCGGTATCGCGTCTCCGCCGGCTATCCGCCGAAGTTTTGCTCGCGTGCCTGCATGGGCCAGTCGTGGCGCACGCGTCCCCGCGAGCACCGCATCTGTTTCTATTGCGGCAACAGCTATTTCTATCAGCCTGGCCGGACCACGCACGGTGTGCCGCGCAAGCGTGGCACCAGGTTCTGTTCGCACGAATGCATGAGCGCAGCGACTAGCGCTGCTGCAGCCGATCCAGAATTTCCAGGTTACACGAAGGGGCGTCGCCTTAATGGCGATGGGTATGTCATCCGCCGCGCGCTTGGCGATCAACGCCGATCGGCAAAAGAGCACATCCTCGTGATGGAAAAGCATCTCGGTAGGCGGTTGTTCCCCACCGAGAACGTCCATCACAAAAACGGTGATCGGACCGACAACACGCCGCCGCCCGACGGAAATCTCGAATTGTGGGACACGAGCCATCCGCCGGGGCAGCGCGTGGAAGATAAAATCGCGTTCTCAAAAGTATTTCTTCGTAAGTACGGCGAAACCGTGTCGGCAGTAACGTTGTCGGATGCAGCATCCGGCATGGCCGGCTTAATATAGGGAGACTAGGGGTGGCGTTTCCTCTTGCTGGGACAGGTATTGCCCCACCCCAGGGCCCGGTGTTCAATGAATTGAACGCCTTAACCCGTCGCGCGTACATGCAGACGGTGGTGGTGCAGCTGTACTTCTCCAGCCCCGCGCTCTTTATGTTGATGGGGGCGGCGCAACGTGCAGCTGGCGGTCTGAACCAGATCACTGCGCCGGTCCAAGGCCAGGCGATGGTGCAGGGTCAGTGGGCGGGGTACGCGGGCAACTTCAACAAGCCACAGATCATCCCGGGCGTGCAGCCGGCCCAGTGGATGCTGTCCTACTACACGGTGCCGGTCCCGCTGGTCATGGGCGAGGCGCTCATCCAGTCGACCGAGGCGATCGTCCCGATCCTCAACGTTCGGATGAACGACGTCTACGCGGTCATGGCGACCCAGTTCGCGACGGCGTTGTTCCAAAATAATTCGGCGAACAGCCTGATGCCGCAGGGCTTCTACGAAGCCTTCGACAACGGTGCAAACGTCCCCAGCTACGGCGGCATCAACCGCACCGCCGCCGGCAACCAGTTCTGGCAGGGCAACGTCATCACCAATGTCGGCGCGAACAACACCCGTTCCGCCTGGTCGACGTACCTCATCCAGCAGACCAAGCTGGCCGGCGGCGAGATGGGCGACTTTGTCGTCATGTCGCCCGGCGATTTCGCGGTGCTCGCGGCGCAGTTTATCGGGACCGAGACGACCTTTGTCCGGCCCGGCGGTCC